CTTGCGTAAGTGCAACAACGAGAAGAGCGACAAGTTGTTGTCAGAGGTCGAGCGCATAACTAACTCGCGCGACTGGTACGCGTAGCGCGTTAAGCACATGTGAGGCGCTGTAAGGGACCGACGGTTTTTTTGAAGATCGCTCGTGTTAGCCACGCGCCCACCAAACTAAAAATTCTGTGGAGCCAAATTTCGGGGGAGAAAGATCATGAAGCGTGACCTGCCATGCTCCCGCTGCGGGACGCTCATGTATCGGTCGCCCCAGTCCAGGCCCGCCGGTGAGGCGGTTTGTAGGCCGTGTCGGCGTGAAAAACCCGCCCCGTACGGCACTAAGAAGCCCCCCGCGCCTCTGGTCGTGAAGACCTGTCGTGACTGCGGCTCAGAAACGGACCGTGGAGCCAATCAGAACGGTCGTCTCTGCGAAGAGTGTGCCGAGAAAGCGCGCAATCGCAGCAACTGGACTGCCTTCAATCAGACGGTCTCGCTAGAAGTGCTAGCCGATCACGACTACTACCAGTGCGCGCTATGCAACGACTTCGTTGATATGGACTTGCCCCACACGGACCCCATGTCAGCAACGCGCGACCACGTAATACCGCAGTCGCGTGGTGGCTCTCATGACCGCGACAACCTGCGGCTTGTGCATCGGGCTTGCAACTCAGCACGCGGAAACAGGAAGGGCGGTGCGAGTGAAGTGCCAGGACCTATTGAGAACGAGTTCCGAACCTACGTCGAGTCACTGGGCGAGTCGATAGAAGACGAAGGCACTCTTGCCGCACTTGGCTGCGCTATCGCCTCTCTCATCGACTCCAACGAGGACACGCGGCAACTGGCCGCACTCTCGCGGGAATTCAGAAGTGTTCTCGCGCTTATCAAGGCGAGCCACACAGGGGGCGGCGATGGAGAGTGGGACGATATGGCGTCCGCCGACTGAATACGCCTCTCAGCTTAAGGACCTCTACGGCCTCGAATGCGCCCCGATCTGGGGAATGCCTCGCAACCTCGACCGTAAGACGCTCGGCCCGAAGGTCGGCAGGGTTATGACTGCCATGGGTTGCCCTCCGATGCCGTGGCAGCAGTACGTCCTGGACGTGGCCTTTGAGATCGACCCGGAGACCGGCCTACTCGCTTACCGCAAGATCGGCCTAAGCGTTCCGCGTCAGCAGGGCAAGACCGAGCTTGTATTCGCAGTGATGCTTCATCGCATCATGGCGTGGCCTAGGCAGAACGTCACCTATGCAGCACAGACACGCGGCATGGCCCGTACGCGCTTCCAGGACGAGCTGCTGTCTCGCCTTGAGGACTCGCCACTGTTTGGCAAGTTCAATTCGCGCCTGTCCAACGGCAGTGAAGCGATCATCTGGAAGACGACGCGCTCTCGCCTTGGTATCACGGCCAACACTGAGAAAGCGGGTCACGGTCCGCCGCTTGACCTAGGCATGATTGACGAGGCGTTCGCTCACGAGGACGACCGCCTAGAACAAGCAATGTCTCCCGCAATGTCTACCCGTGCTAATGCACAGATGTGGTGGACATCGGCGGGTGGCACTACTAAGTCGAACTTCCTCAACGCTAAGCGCAAGCTAGGCCGCGAGATGATCGAGAAGTCCTGGGCGACGGGCGATTGGTCGCAGAGCGTCGCTCACTTCGAGTGGTACGCGCCGGAAGACCTCGTTCGCTATGACCCTTCAACCTGGGCGTCCTGCATGCCCGCTCTCGGCATCACGGTAAGCGTCGAAACGATCCGCGCCGAGTTCGAGTCGATGGACGAGCCCGAGGCCGACCGCGCGTATCTCAACCGCACTCGCAAGCCGACGCCTCCCGATGACCCGAACGTTCCTAAGAAGGAATGGCACGCCTGCGTAGACAAGGAATCGCAGGCAACCGACGTTCTGGCGTTCGGCATCGACATAGCGCCCCTGCGCGACTACGCCTCCATATCGGTGGCTTCAATGCAGGAAGACGGCCGTATTCACGTCGAGTTGGTGGATCGCCGGCCTGGTACTGACTGGCTCGTCGCCGCGATCGTGAAGCTCAAGAAGCGCTGGAATCCGGTGGCTATCGCCCTGGATTTGAAAGGGCCTGTCGGCTCTCTCGTGGACGAGCTGGCGGCGCAGGGCATTCGCGTCCCGGAGACGAATGCGACCCCGGCACACGGCGACCTGGCCATCCCGAAGGCGTACGAGGTGGCCTCGGCCTGCGGGCAGATGGCCGACGCGATCCGGCAGGGCACGGTCCGGCACATCGACCAGGCCCTACTCACCGGCGCCATCAACGGGGCCTCAACGCGACCGCTCGGCGAAGCCTGGGCGTGGAACCGGCGTAGCTCGCTGGTCGATATCTCGCCGCTCGTAGCAGTAACCCTCGCCCGCTGGGCGCTCATTGTCCGAGAAAGCGCGATAGAGCCCGAGTACGACGTTCTCGACTCGTTTATCTGACAGGAAGGGAGGTATCCCGATGGCCTGGTTCAACAAGAACCGAAAGACGGCTGACGAAGAGCAGCGCGCTATAACCTCTCTTCCTTGGGTAGCTGGCGGACCTAAGCCCTCACAGGTGACAGTCGAGAACGCGGCATCGCTTGTACCGGTGTTCGCTTGTACTCGCATCCTTGCCGACAACATCGCTTCATTCCCTATTGAGGCGTTCCGCGTCTCTCAGGGCGAACTGACTCCGCAGAAGTTCATACCGCCGCTGTTCTATGCGCCTTCCGCTAGGGACGACAAGTTCGTCTGGATGCACAAGTGTGTCGTGTCGCTCTGCCTGAGGGGCAATGCATACGGCTTGGTTGTAGAGCGGGACAAGCTCGGCTTTCCGTCGATGGTGGAATGGCTGTTCCCGGACGACGTGTTCGTGGACGAGAGTTCTCCCGTTAACCCGGTCTACTACTGGCAGGGCAAGCCACAGAACACGAGTGACATCGTTCATATCCCGTGGATCACGATGCCTGGTCGAGTGGTCGGTATGTCTCCGATTCGCTACTTCGCTTCAACCCTGGGCGTGGGCCTCGCGGCAACACAGTACGGCCAGAGGTGGTTTGACTCCGGCGGTGCGCCGCCTTCGGTCTTGAAGAACACACAGAAGACGGTTAACCCCGATGAGGCCAAGGAGATTCGGAAGCGGGCCGTTCAGTCCATCCGTTCCGGGGAGCCGCTTGTCACCGGTAACGACTGGGACTTCACCGCTATTCAGGTCAACGCCGAAGAGTCGCAGTTCCTTGCCACGATGAAGCTCAACGCAACGCAGATCGCGGCTATTTACGGCGTGCCTCCAACGATGGTCTCGGGTGAGGCCGGCGGGTCGATGACGTACGCCAACGTCGAGCAAGAGGCTAACAACCTAATCACCTTGACGTTCCGTCCGTGGCTTGTGCGGCTTGAGACCGCGTTCTCTGCGCTGCTGGCGAATGCCGAGGCTGTCCGCTTCAACGTGGACTCCATGATTCGCACTTCCACTATCGACAGGTACACGGCTTACAACCTTGCCCTTGCCGGTGGATGGGTGAATGTGGACTGGGTTCGGTCTAAGGAGAACCTGCCGCCACTTCCGAATGGCGAAGGCAAGACCTACCGAAAGCCCACGCCCCCGCCGACCGTTGCGCCTGCACCGCCAAGCGACCAGAACCCCAATGACGCTACGCCTCCGAAGGGAGTTGGCAATGAGTGAGATAGAACGGCGATACGTGCGACGTGATGCCGAGCTTCGAGCTACTAGCGAAGGCTCCCGGACTATCGGCGGTTATGCGTCGGTCTTCAACAAGAGGTCCAGCAACCTGGGCGGCTTCGTTGAGGTAGTGGACTCCCGGGCATTCAACAAGTCGCGCGGCGACGGCTATCCGGACGTGGTGGCGCGCTTCAATCACGAGAACCAGTTCCTTCTGGGGACCACTCGCAGCGGAACGCTTCGCCTGAACATCGACGGCGAAGGTCTGGCATATGAGGTGGACGTCCCTCAGACGCGGCAGGACGTTTACGAGCTGGTTCAGCGCGGCGACGTTACTAAGTCCTCTTTCGCGTTCCGTACCCATGAGGACGACTGGTCGCTCACGGAAGACAACTTCCCCCAGCGGACTCTGGTTTCCGTCCAGCTAGTCGATGTGGCGCCGGTGACCATCCCGGCCTATCCCGATAGTTCAGCGGGCCTGCGCTCTCTGGCTATGGCGAAGGAAGCCGAGTTCGAGGAAGTCCGAGCGCTCGCAGAGGAGAACGAGCTTCGGAAGCTGTTCGTAAGGACTGACAGGCCGTCGCCTGTCGCCAATCCGCAGCGCATCACCGTCGAGCAGGCACGTATGGAGCTTCTTGCAAAGAAGGACTCTCCGTACCTGTAAGCGGCTTAGCGGTACCCAACTGAAAAGCAAAACCGGGCAGGGCGAAACCCACCCATGGATGCAACACCCCATGTGCACAGGCCGAAAGCCGTGCAACAGCACTTCGCCTTTCCATTCCCGTTTTTGCTTCCCGGAAGGGGAACTGCTATGTCCCTCAAGGACTCCCTTAACACTCGACGCCTCCAGGTCTGGGAGCAGGCCAAGGCTATTGCCGACCTCGCTGCCGCTGAGTCTCGCGCCTTCTCTGGTGAGGAAGAGCAGACCTGGACGCGCCTCAACGCCGAGCTGGACACGCTGGACGAGCGCATCAAGGCCGTCGTGCAGGCCGAGCAGCGCAGCGCGGACATTGACGCGACCATGAACGCTGCGGGTAACCGCAAGAAGCTCATCACCGGCAATGAGGCCCAGAGCGAGTTCCGCTCGTTCCTCGCTGGCGGCGCCGGTCGTACGTACACGCTCCAGGCCCCGCAGGGCGTGGACTACCGCACGCTCTCCAAGCTGTCGAACGGTGCCGGTGGCTACACCGTGCCGACCGACTTCTACAGCCAGCTCTTCGTCTACCTGACGGAGAACGCGGCGATCATGTCGGCCGGTGTCACCGTGCTGAACACCTCGGGCGGCGAGCAGATCCTTGTCCCGAAGGTCACTGCGGGCTCTACGTCCTCCAAGTACGGCGAGACCGACCAGATCTCGGCCTCCGACCCGACGTTCGGCCAGATGCCTCTGGACGCGTTCAAGTACGCGCACATCGTGAAGATCAGCCGCGAGCTGCTGGCCGACACCGGCGTGGATGTCGAGGGCTTCCTTGCCCGCGACGCTGGCCGGGCTCTCGGCAACGCCCTGGGCGCCGCTCTCGTCACGGGTGACGGCTCTGGTGACCCGAACGGCGTGCACACGGCCTCCACGACCGGCAAGACCGGTGCGGCTGGCCTCGGTGGCGGCTTCGGTGTCCAGGACGCGGCAGATGAGGGTGTCGATTACCTGATCGACCTCTTCTACTCGGTGAAGGCGCCTTACCGCGCTTCCTCCGCGTGCCACTGGATGATGGCCGACTCGACGGCCGCAGTCGTTCGGAAGCTCAAGACCTCTACCGGTGACTACGTGTGGCAGCCGTCCGTTGTTGCGGGCACTCCGGACGTGATTCTCGGTAAGCCGGTCATCATCGACCCGAACGTTCCGGCTGTCGCTGAGAACGCAAAGTCCGTCCTCTTCGGCGACTTCTCGGCCTACTTCGTTCGCCTCGCCGGTGGTGTGCGCTGGGAACGTTCCGACGACTTCCTCTTCGACACGGACCAGGTGACCTTCCGTGCCGTAATTCGCGGTGACGGCGACCTCGCCAACACCGCTGCCATTAAGGGCTTCGTCGGCGGCGGCGCTGGCTCCTAATGAAACCCCGGGCCTGGCGTCGCCTCCTCCCGGCGTCAGGCCCGGTCCCCTCAACTCGCAATGCCAATACGCCCCGAGGGAGGGGACATGACGGATTACGTAACGTTTCCAAACTTCTATCTCGCGGTTGGCATGAAGTCGGATGACACAAGCCGCGACCCGCTGATAGGCGCTGCTATCACTGCGGCTTCCAAGCTCATCGACAACGAGACAGGCCGCACGTTCGAACTAGCTGCCTCCGCGACTCAGCGAATCTACGTACCGGACCCGTGCGACGACACGCTCATTGTCGATGACATCGGGACTCTTACCGGCCTTGTAGTCGAAACGGGAGCCTTCGGCGAGGACACCTGGACGACGCTTACGAACTCGGTGGACTTCGAGGTCTCTCCGCTGAATGCACTAGCAACCGGTCGTCCGGTCACGTCACTGACCAGGCCAGCGGGGTGGGGCGCAACTCCACTGGCTCGGGTGCGAGTTACGGCGAAGTGGGGCTGGCCGGCGACCCCTGACGAGGTAGTGCAGGCAGCGCTTATCCAGGCTATCCGGCTGTTCAAGCGCAAGGACTCACCGGAAGGCGTCCTTGGCTCAACTGACTTCGGGTTCACGCGAGTTTCAAAGATGGACCCGGACGTGATGAGCCTCATCTCCCATCTGGTTCTGCCGGGATTCGGGGGCTGATATGGACATCTACTCAGTGAGGCAGGGTCTCGCTAACGCAGCCTCAGCAGTAGTGCTACGCGGGGGCGAGCTAACGCTTACGTGCCTGCCCTACACCCCGGACTCCATCCCTGAGCCTTGCTTCTTCGTCGCTGACTACGAAGTCGATTACGACATGGCGATGAACCGGAGCATGGACAAGCTCACCTTCAACTGTCGCTTGCTCGTGTCGCACACAGACGATCAGTCGGCACAGAAGCTCGTGGATCAGATCTTCTCAGGGTCCGGCGCTGCGTCGCTAAAGGTCGCAATCGAGGCAGGCCGCGGTGAGCCAGGCGAGCCGACCTTTACCGGTACCGAGTTTGAAGGCGCCTGCGAGGACTTTCACATCACGCGCATGCAGGGCAATCGCTGGTACGACCACGGCGCATATAAGTACGTCGGCGGAGAAATCATCATCGAGGTCATAGGAAGCGGGGTTTGAGGATATGGCTAAGACAGTTCTCACCGGCTGCCGAATCTTCGCCGGTGGTGCGGATCTTACGGGCGCATCCAATAAGTGCGAACTCTCGGTAGAAGCCGAAGACAAGGACGTTACGACGTTCGACTCGGACGGCTGGAAGGAGTCCATAGGCGGACTCAAGTCCGGCACCGTCAGCGGCTCTGGCTACTGGGAGGCCGGGGATGACGGCAAGGTCGATGACGAGACCTGGGCGGACCTGGGCGACGCGGCCGTGCCCTTCACTGTGGCCCCCGTCGCGGCGACGGTCGGCAGCCTGGCCTACGTCGCCAAGACCTTCCGGAAGAACTACAAGCTGCTCGGCCAGGTCGGCGACGTGGCCCCCTGGGAGGCCGAAGCGTCCTCCAACTGGCCGGTGGCCCGAGGGCTCGTGTTCCACCCGCCTGGGACCGCCCGTACGTCCTCTGGAACCGGCACCGGCGCCGAGCTGGCTGCCGTCGCGTCCGGCCAGGCCCTGTACGCCGCGCTGCACGTGCTCTCGGTCTCTGGCACCGACACGCCGACCTTGACGGTGGTTGTCGAGTCCGACGTTGACGCCGACTTCGAGGACCCGCAGACGGTCGCGACTTTCAGCGACGCAACGGCGATCTCTTCGCAGATTCTCCGGTCCACCACTGCGAACACGGACACCTATTACCGCGTCACGTGGACCGTTTCGGGCACAAGCCCCTCTTTTCAGTTCGTCTGTTCGCTCGGCGTCGCCTGAGCCTATTCACCTCGGAAGGGTGAGCCAACATGGCAAAGATGGTTCTCACGAGCGAATACCTGTCGCTCGACAGCAACGACCTGTCCGATTACGTCGTCAAGGCGGAGCTTTCCGTTGAGGTGGACGACAAGGACGTGACCACCATGGGCAGCGAGGGCTGGAAGGAGTCCATAGGCGGACTCAAGTCCGGCACGCTGGCCATCGACTTCAAGCAGGACTTTGCGGCTTCCGCTCTCGACTCCATCATGTGGCCGCTGTTCGGCACCGTGGTTGCTTTCGAGGTCCGGCCGACCAGTTCTGCGGTTGGCACCTCTAACCCGAAGTGGACCGGCAACGTTCTGGTGAAGGAATGGAAGCCGATCAGCGGTGGCGTTGGTGACGAGGCGTCTGCTTCGGTCTCCTACTCGACCTCCGGAACTGTCACGAGGGCGACTGCCTAATCATGGGCGATCCCCTCGTTCGTATTGAGTCAGCGCAGCTCGCCCCCGTTATCGCTGCACTCAAGACGTACGAGGACGGCAGGCTTATCCGTAACGGGATGGCGCGCGCGATGCGCCAAGAGCTAAAGCCTGCCGTTGCCGAGACCCGTCAGGCGATTAAGTCTATGCCAGCAACCATGAGTGCACAGCCTGCACTCCGAGCCTCTATCGCTCGGAAGGTTGGCTACTCGGTGAAGCTCATAGGCCGCGACGCCAGGGCCACAGTTCGCGCCCGCAAGACGCCGCTTGTCCGTCGATTCACCAACGCACCCAAGAGGACTCAACAGGAGACCTGGCGGGCTCACACGTGGGGTGGCGGCTGGCGAGATCAGCGAGGCAAGAAGGGCTGGTTCGACGCAACCCTTAACGCTAGGCGCGAAGAGTACAAGGCAGCTCTCGAAAGGGTCATTGCCGAGGTTGCCATTTTCATTGCAATGCGTGGCTAACGCGCACTCAGGAGGAGATTAGAAATGTACCTGATCTATCACCCGGAAGGCTCGGAAGAGCCCACCCGTTGGAAGTACAACCCCAACAAGTTGATGAGCGCCGAGCGTGAGGCGATTGAGCGCCGCACGTCCATGGACTACCTGGCATTCGCTCAGGCCGTCGTGTCGGGCAACTCGCTGTGTCGGCGAGCGCTTCTCTTCACGTTCCTCAAGCGGGAGAACCCGAAGCTTCGCTTTGAGGACGTGGACTTCGCTTGGGACGAACTCGAATTGCAGTTCTCCAAGCAGGAGTTGACGCAGATGCGCGAGGCCGCAGCGGACTCCATGTCTGGTGCTGAACTGACAGCAGCCCTGGACGCTATCGACACGGAGATTGCCACTGCACCGGATGAGGCCGAGCCGGGAAAAGCGAGTTGAGGCGGCTACGTCGTCTAGGCGATGCCGCCCACTTGCTGGGCATCAAGGCCCGCGATTGGGATTCCCTGACGGTCGAAGAGA